CGAGTCGGTAATGAACCAGATACGCCGAACAACCCCATGACCGAAGAGCCGGCCAAGATCGCAAAGAACGATCCCGAATATCTGTCACGCGCCGAGGTCGAGCGCAAGCATGAACGATGGCTCAAAGAGTGGCGCCCGCACGTAGACCCGGCTGCTGCGTGGATGATGAATCCTGTTGCTTGACATATGTTGGCACTTGTCATAAGATCATTCCGTAGTCACAAGGAGTGAGCATGACAGACAGCAAGACGCAGCAAGCAGTGGAACTGATGCGGCTACATCCAGGCATGACGGCGTATGAAGCAGCCAAGCGTATTGGCGTCGATGTAGCCGCCGTCTACCGCGCCATCAACAAGACCAAGAAGCGCTGCCCCACGTGCGGGCACATCGTAAAGGACGCGAAATGACCAAGAACGAAGCCGCGAGCGTGGCGCAGGGGCTGACGGATGCGAATATCCGAGATATCTGGCATCGCACGCAGTGGCCAGCAGATGATATTGAAAGCAAGGCGATTGCATTCGCCCGCGCCCTACTCTCCCAAGCCGCACCGCCTGCCGCGCCTGTGAAGGGGGATGGTGTGTCGTTGCAGGGTGCGGCGAACCTCGCTCTTAACGCTCTCTACGAATGCACGCCGAATAAGGGGGCCGAAATACAAATATCGGACGCCATCCGTGCTCTCACACAAGCACTGCACGACATTGCTTATACGGTGAATCGCACCGCCACCCCGCAGCAGTTCGCGGATCACCTTCAGCGTGAGGCACGCGCCGCCATCCTTGCCCCGCCTGCCGCACCAGCGAGCGAGCCTGTAGCGTGGATCAGCTACGACACACTTACTAAGAAAGAGCGAATTGGCCGACTACCAGTGCAGTCGCTTCAGCCGGGAGTCTACAAACACACTCCGCTCTACGCCACCCCGCCCGCAGCAGAGGCATCGGCGCAGACAGGGGTACAGAGCGCGCCGGAGAAGTGCCACGGTTGCCATAGCCGGTGCACCAACAACCCGCCCGATTGCTATGCCATTGGCGGGGCGTGGGAGCGCAACCCTTCCGCATCGGCGCAGCAGGATGAGCCGATGGAATGGCGCATCGAAGTGGGAGGGCCTTCGGGTTACGTTCGCTTCGAAACGTTTCAAGGCGTGACGTTGGACGACGCGCTTGATAGCGCCGTTGCCCAGAACTTCTACCCAGCACAAGACGAAGACGGCTGGACCCGCATCGAGGTGAAGGTATGAACAAGTCCAATGAAGTTATGGCGCAGCAGGATGAGCGCGAGGCGCCATACATGCCGCTTACTGGCGCTATGCGACTGGTGCGCGAGAAGCTGGCTCGCTTCGAGGAATGCGCTGGCGACGATGAGGGTTGCGATATCGGACGAGACTGGTTCGATGCACTCACTACCATCGGTCTGCTCGCCCGAACCCAGCGCAGTCCCGCAAGGTGGTCAATGACGCCGGCTGGTGAAGCCATGCTCGCCCAGCAGGTGCAGGCCGGTGGCGAGGATAAGCGGGATGCGCGCGAACTGCAAAGAGACGCTGCAATGCGGACGGTGTTGGCATTGGGGCTACATTACACGCCGGGGTGCGATCAGTGGCAGTCAGCGGCGCAGCAGGACGGGCGGACGGCGTTCGAGGCATACATGCGTGAGCGCCTCGATGAATCCATCGTCGATGAATACCTGCATCGACTACCACGTGGCGAGTATTCCTGCTGGCAAATTGAGCTCGCTTGGGAGTGCTGGACGCGGCTCGACGCCGCCCTGTCCCGCGAGCAGCCGCAACCGTCGAATGCCGCCGCCTGCACGAATAGCGATGTTTGGAATTGCAAGTACTGCGACAAGACGACTACATGCGAAGCAATGGCAGCACAGTCTGGCACGACTTCTACCGCTGTGTTAGGCGACCTTAGTCCGTGCCCATTCTGCGGAGGCATGGCTTCATCTCCAGAGGTAGAGCAGATTGAGCACGCTGGTTGGGTGGGCCGCATCGCGTGCGATCACTGCGACGCAGTCGTTTCCCTGCAATACAGCAGCAGTTCGCCAGGGATTGCCGGGAATGCGGTAATCGCCGCATGGAACTGCCGTGCAAGCGAGCAGCCGCAAGGAGATAGCAATGCCAGCCGTTGACTTCATCCGAATCCGTGATGACACCGAGGTAGAAACTCATTTCATCGATCACGCCTCAATCTTCCGGTTCAGCTATTGGCGAGAAGCTCGCAGGTTCGCTTGGAAGGTTGCTCATGAGAACCAGCTAGCCGTAGTTGCAAATGATCGGCATGGCTGGGCCATTCATTGGGAGCGCGCCAGCACCGCCACTGAAGGCTCGAAGAATGGCTGACATTTTGATCGCCTGCGAGGAATCCGGCACTGTGCGCGACGCGTTCATCGCCATGGGCCATAACGCCATTAGTTGCGATCTTCAGCCTACGCGCTCACCTGGCCCGCATCTGCAATGCGACGTGCGTGACGTGCTGCATCTAGGTTGGGATGCGATGATTGCGCACCCGGTGTGCAAGCGCCTTGCTAACAGTGGTGTCCGTTGGCTGACCGTTCCGCCGCATGGCAAGACGCTGGAGCAGATGTGGCACGAACTGGAGAAGGGCGCGGCGTTTTACCGTGCACTGCGCGATGCGCCGATTCGGTTCAAGGCCATCGAAAACCCGGTGATGCATCCGCACGCTGTGGAGAGGATACGCCCCGCCTACCGACAGGTAGTGCAGCCGTGGTGGTTCGGTGATCCGACATTCAAGGCTACGGGCTTCGAACTGATCGGGCTTCCTGATCTGAGGCCGACGAACAAGCTTGTACCGCCGAAGCCTGGCACGCCAGAGCACAAGGAATGGTCGTGGGTCCACCGCATGCCGCCCGGACCTAACCGGGAGCGTGAGCGCAGCAAGTTCCAGCCTGGCATTGCCCGTGCAATCGCAGAGCAATGGGGCGCGTTTATTGAAGGCTCGAAGAATGGGGGAAATGGAAATGGTACGTGATTACGACGATTTCACCGCGCGCCGGCAGCACGACATAGCCGGAACCAGCGCACCCTGCTTTTGCACAGGCCCGCAAAATGGCGAGCCGCATTGCCCGTGCGTGATGCGGCAGCGGCAAGCGAACCCACCGGGGCTCGGCACCGTTCAAGCAGCTCCGCGAGAAGGCTGGATTTGTCCGCGATGCAAGACGGTCAATGCTCCTAACGTGGCTACGTGCATGGGGCGTTACTGCAACCTCGATATTAAGGTGACGGCATGAGCGAGAAACTGGATTTGGATGCGCTGGAGCGCGTGCTCATTGGCAGTGCAATGGGCTTGACCTTCCGCGAATGCCAAACGTTGATCAAATACGCTCGCGCCCTCGAGAGCCGCGCCAGCAACGCGGGCGGGGTCCACCCGGATCACTTGGTATTGCTCAAGCCGTTCATGTCAGAGCGCGATGGCCTGCTGACTCATAGCCTGACCGTCTATCTGCGCGAAATGGCCGATCCTGAATTTGCCGAGCGCATGCATAAGGCTCGCGCGCGGCTATACACGGCAACCAACGCGGGCGGGGCTGTGCATCAGGTCTTGGATGTTGACACTTGCTCGTGGCATGACGTAACGCCGGATTATTACGCGGAGCGACTGCCTAGCAACCGTCGCGTGCTCTACACCCACCCCGCCCCCGCATCGAAAGAGCCTGTGGCGGATGAGCGGGCGCCACTGCCAGCAGTGAGCAATACGCTTGCCGGCTTCCGTGGCGGCTGGATCGCAGTAAATGGGCATCCTCCCTTGGATCAGGACATATGGAATGCTGGCGTTCGATCTGGTATGACCCGCGCCACGCTCGCCACCGCGCAGACGCCTGAAGTGCAGAAGCGGCTCGATGAGTATGTGCGTCTGCGCGACGGAACGGGCGGCTGCACCGACGGTGGCTGCGTTATCAAGCGCCCAACGGGAATGCACACGAACGGCGGGTGCAAGTGCTCGCACGACAAGTACAAGGCCATGCGCATGATGTACGCGGGACAGCAACTCGCTGATGCGTTGCTCGCCACAGCGCCAGCCAAGCCGGAGGGGGTGTGATGAGCAATGAACTGAAGTGCTGCCCATTCGGATGCAATGGCGACTTGTTCGTAGTGCCAGATGAGACTGGAAGTGGCGGCCAGCGTGTCGCGCCGTATCACGCTGGCTGTTCCATCTGCAAAGCAGAGCGGCTAGGCGAAACAATGGAAGCGGCCATCGCCGCCTGGAACCGCCGCCCCACCCCGGAGCAATCGGGCGAGGCGCAGGATGCGGCGAGGTATCGATACCTCCGCGCTCGTCCGATAGGCAAGAGTGTTCCGCTGATAACCGATGGCATCCAGTTCATCTTTGCCACGCGCGACGAGTCACGAAATTGGGTCGTGCATAGCCGGCGCGGCGATGAAATGGACGCAGCAATCGACGCCGCCATGGATCGGTCGGCGCTGGGGCGGGAGGGGTAGCAGTTGGAGGGCGCGCTGATTTTGGCGCTGATCCTAGTCCTAGTGGCATCGCTGCTGATGCTGCTGGACTTTCACTCTGTCATGCGGCATGAGGAAACATTGCCGTTTGTGGTGCCGGCGTCAGTGCTGTCTCTCAGCTTGGCGTTGACTATTGTTTCGGTTTGCTAGGGGATGAGATGAAAATTAGACTATTCGGTGGCGGCAAGATCACTGGTGGTGAGCGGGACGTGAAGATTAATATCCCAGGGATGAATTCCTATCTGGAGTGCTGCAAGTGCCATCACCAATGGCGTATCCAAGGAGGGAGCTTGAATAAGGAGAAATGCCCCGCTTGCAATCACACCGTACTGAATATCAGCATCCAGTCAGGAGGGGCGCCAGATTGGTTCAAAGCCTAGGCTTCCATCCACAGATACGCGCGCCGGCCCTGTTGTGTGACAGAATCTGGCGCGCTGTCTCAGCGGTAAGGATGTCGTCACGGTCCACGTAGATCGGCGCAGTCCAGTCACATCCTGTATCAACAAAGCGCACGCGCTCAGTTTCGCCCGTTACCCCACTCGTCGTGCAGGACGCGCACAGGATCAGGCACGGCAGCAGCAGCATTGTCTTCATTGGTCTTCACCTTGGCGTTTGTAGCGCCTGTCTGCGCGGCCTGTGAATTATCTTTGGCTACGGTCGCATCCTTCTCTGCAAGTTCCTGCTTCGCCTTGGCAACAGTCGTTTGCGCCTGCTTGTGGCGTGCCCAGCCGAACAGAGCGCCAGCAGCGGCAAGCAGGAACGGCCATGCATCAGCAAGGAATGCCAGGATAGCAGTCATGCAAACCTCCGGATCAGCCACGGTTTCAACTCGACGCGCCAGAATGCGAACAGAACGCCAATAGCCATAGCCGAAATAAGCATGACCTGCGACGTATCACGGCAGATGCTGGGGCGCATGTTACCGACCGCTGCCAGTGCCACAATGCCAAGCACTAACGACCAGCCCGTGCGAGTAGGCACCTTGTGCGTATAAACCAGCCAGAAGCAGCCGGCGAGAATCACGAAGCTGGCGGCGAGGTTCAGCAGTTCCATTTCAGTTCCCGATGAAACGCCCTAGCACGCGCCGAATGATGTCAGGGATCTGCTGCATCAGATTAATAGCTACAGCAAACCCGAAGGCAGTCGACGTGGAAACTGCTAGGACAGCGGTCCATGACTTCGCATCCAGCTTGAAAAATTCGATGGAAGCAAGACCGATGATAGTACCTAGTGCAATGCTCAGGATGAAAGATCCCCAGCGCTGCACGCCTGTCCCCGGAAGACTACGAAACGACAGTAGCCCGCCCACAATTACGCCAGCCCCGAGCTTAAGCCAGGTGGTTTGGTCGTCATTCATTTATGAAACCCCATTGTCGACCCCGCCATTCAGCAGGTATTGAGCCCTTAGGGCTTCGAATTTGTGCTCAGGCTGTCCATACCCGGCACCCGGAAGACTGGCCCAGATGTTCGAACATCTGGTGATAGCCTTGCGGAGATTCCCGACCCCGATATCAGGAATAGCTCCACGTTCCTTGATGAGTTGAACGGCCCATTTATCTTGCGACAAAGGGCCGAAGTCCGGCAACTTCAGTAACGTCTTGTAATGCTTGTAGTCGCGCAGCATGAACTGATACCGACCGCTCGCATTCGATGTCAGCCCGCGACTGTTGATGACCTTGGATGACCTGCCGTTTGCAAACGGGTGCGCAGAGAAGTCGCTGAAGATTTCCGCGCGGCCATCTCGCCCCGTAACGATGACATCGTAACCATCGCATGCCGTTGCGGGGTTTGTGCTGGTGCCCTCCGACCACGCAAGCATGTCCAGGAAAGCGGCCATGTTAAGACCGCCTGGTAGCTTGGATTCGTCGGTGATTGGCATTACCGAATCCGGCGCGCCCGGATGAACCCGTCACCCGTAGCTGTGCCGCCCGTGAAGCCGCAGCGGCCGACGAGGAAAACCGTGGTCGGCGCGGCAAACGAGAACCGCAGCATCGGCGGGATTGCTGAAACGGGGTTGTTTGCCGGTGCCGTGGTGAACAGAATCGCATTCGCTGGAGAAGTCTGGAGTGTGGCCGACACGGTATTGATTGAGGCTTGCACGGAGTTGACGACACCACCGCCAGCCGTGTTGCACTGGAAATTCCCGGAGATGTCGTAGTCACCGGCCGGCAAGCTCGCCAGACTGGTGATATTCGCGCTGGTCAGCGTGGTCAGCGCTACAGCCAGACCCTGTGTAGATACCAGCTCCCCGACAGACCCCGCCGTCGCATTGTCGTTCGTCGTGGTCCCGACGATGTTCGGCTGGTTCAGGGTCGGCGTGGTGTTGAACACCAGCAGACTGGAGCCTGTCTCGTTCGAGATCACACCAGCCAGTTGCGCGCTGGTCGTAGCCGCGAACTGCGACAGGTTGCCGGACGTCAGTGCGAACGTGATGCCACACGAAAGGCCGGTGCCGCTGGCGTACTTCAGCGCGCTGTTGGCGGTGCTGCACGATGGTACGGCGTTGGCAATAGGCGATGCACTAGCCCCGGTGAAGTTGCCATAAACCGTATTCGCGCCGATGGGCGTCAGGCCACCAGCCGTGACCGTAGTCCATGCAGGCGCAGTGCTCGGGCCAGTGGAAACGACAGCCTGCCCAGCCGTGGAACCAGCAGGGTTCAGCAGTTGGATAGGGCTGAGCGTGGCTGCCGCCAGCGAAAGCGGCAGGGCAGCGAGGAATGCAATCAGACGTTTCATGGGTTCCTCAAGAAATGGTTGCGACGATCTGCGACCAGTCAGTGTTCAGGACATTGTTAGAGCCAGTGTTCAGGCGCACCCATCCTGTCAGGATCTTGCCAGCACCCGGAACGGTCTGGTCTGCGTTGTGCTTGTCGACACGGGTACCGATTGTCCACGTGCCCACGCTTGGGACACTGTCTTGGTAGTTCCAGCCTGCGATGCCGCGTGTATCAATAGTTGCGTCGCTGGCGAGATTCGACGGATAGCCGGACCAGTTGCAGTTCTGCGCCACGCAGCCGGCACCGAACGCGATCAGTGCGCCAGGCTCGTTCCGCATCGCGCGAAGAACCTGCCCGTCATACGGCACGTCCACGCTATAAATCACATTTTCCTGCGTCAATCCAACGCGGCCTTCGTTGTGTGCCTGCACGCCAAACGGACTACCGCCAGCAGCAGACGGCCACACGCGGCCCGTGACGCGACCGCGTGAAATGCCGGTAGTGCGGATGGCAGCTTCCCGGTAGCTGGAAACCACGGCGTTGACGCTAAAGTCAGTGAGGTTCTGGACGCGCCCGAGGTAGATACCGACCGACACGTTATTCAGCGTGACATCCATCTCGATGAACTGTGCATAGTCCACCGTCAAGCCCTCTCCGCGCACCGAGTCGTAAGCGTAGGAGCCGCGTGCCTTGACGCGGGCGCAGCGCAGGTACGGTGTGGCCGTGAGTGCCGAGCCAGCAACGCCAGTCTTGAGCACCCGGAACGATTCAAACGTGATGTCGAAACAGTTCCAGTCGCGGTTCGCGTCCACACCGGAGATCGATTTGCCGAAGATGCCGAGGCCGGACGTGCCAGCCGTGACGATCTCTGCAAACCCGATGCGGATATTGGCGCACGTCTCGTAGCCGGCATCCGGTTCGATGTCGATGCCGCCTGGCTCGATCACGCCGAGAATCGTGCCGCCGACGCGAATCGAGCGCACGGTGTCGATGTCGATGTAGGTGCCGGAAATGATCGAGATGGCATTGCGCCCATCGTCGGCCACGTTCTCCGCGACGACAGAGATGCCCTTCACGCGCGTGGTGTTCTGGCTGCTTACACCCCACGTGAATTGGGCAATGTACAGCCCGTCGCCCCTGATCTCGTCAAACTGCATATGGTCGAACTGGAAATCATTGATGCCAGCCAAAGCCACGCAGAAGATTTGTTCGCGTGCGGTCATGGCGGAACGATTGCCGTTGATCCGCAGTGTGCCCTTGATTTTTACACCGCCAACGTTGCGGAGCAGGATGCCGACCCATGCGCCGCCGAACGTGGAGCCGCCAGCATCTGGCTTCATCTTTAGCTGGCCGTATGATTCGATGATCGTGTTGTTGTACGTGCCACCCTCCAGCGCAAGTCCAGCGCAGAAGAAGAGTTTGCCTGCGTCGATGATGACGCGCGCGCCAGCGAAAGCATCAATGCAAGCCTGAGCACGAACGCTGTCATCCGTTGCCCCGTCGCCAATGCAGCCGAAGTCGCAGAACGACGCATATCCACGCGGCGGGCGTTTCCACCGGCCCGGCCCGGTAGCCGAGGCGAACACGGTGCCGTTGTTCACGGGCGTGGTGGTGTCGGCCGCGTCGTAATATAAGAACCCGCCACCAAGCGTGGCCGCTCCATAGTAGCCCGCCACATTCACACGCTGATAACGTGTGATGTCAAGCGCCTGCATATCGGCGATAGAGTTGACCTGCCGGGCGAGGATGCTGTCCCAAATCAGTTGTGCGTCACCAATGGAGTCGTCAGGCGGCGTCAGCATAGAAAGAGTCGTGCCGATGCGCGCGCGAACAGTCGTGATGCCAACTGGGATGGGCGAATTGAACGTGACGATATTCCCGGCAACGATCCAATCGAAGTCGGTAAAGCCGTCGAAGTTTATGATGAGATTTGCAGGCGCGCCGGGAGAACGGGACAGCGTAAGTTGCGTCGTCACACCAGGGGTGAAATCGACACCAGACAGAAACGTGTCAATGATGAGATCGCCCGCACCGATGGATGTCGGATATGGCACCATCTCATGGACGCCGTTGACCTGATCGAACCCGAGCAGCATCCCCTTACGGAACCCAGCAGCCGGAAGCGTGCCATCGATCGATTCCAGAAATGGGTACTTCAGCGCGTTACGGCTATCCCGGCCAGCGTCCTGCAACGCCATCCAGATCCGGTCAAAGTCGTCATTTACAGTCGGCGCGCGAAAGTCGCCGCTGGTCTGGTAATCGATCTCGCGTTCCAGGGGGAGTTGCCGAAGAAGTTGGACAAGCGTACCCGCAGTCGGCGGGCCCGCAAGAATGGTGATGGTGCCGCCGCTGTCTTCACGCAGACCAGTGATAGAGAAATCGCTCTGTCCCAGCGTGGTAGATCCAACAATGACCGTCAGATCCGTCTTAAGCAGTAGCAGGAAATCGTATGCGAAAGTGTCACTGACACCGTTCGCTGTGTGCGTGGTAAACGGATCTTGGACCGGTACTGTCACGTGCGCCTCGCCTCATGATTGGGTTTCGAGGGTCACTTCAAATACCCCCCCATTTGGGCGCCAATCATGCGTCACGCGCGCGGTTGCAATCCGATCTATTTCCCCGATCACCTTGCCGATACGGACGGGGGCCTCTAGGATGGCGTTAGCGCCAGACTCCAGGTAATCGTCAGGCTGTGTCTTTACTTCAGGGTTCCATTCTTTCATCTGGTCCCACAGCGGACCATCCAGCACAGAAGTGTGCGCCCACAAAACTCCAGATCGGAGCGGCCCTTCTATACCGTTCAGGATGCGGATATTCTTGTTCGTGGTCTGCGTGACCTCTCGAACGGCGCAGTTCAATTTCTCCTGCTTAAGCGCCTTGCGCAGCAATTGAGGCACGAACGCGCCAACACCGTTGTTTTCAACATACACCATTGGGATCTGGTATTTGCGCAGCAGTTCGCATGCCTGAATCACCTGTCCGCCCGTTATATTCCCGTTCTTATCGTTCTCGAATTCCGCAAACTCACCGGTCAGACCTTCAGCCACATGCCAATAGTAGTTGCCCGAATCGTCCTCAAGAATGATGGACAGTGCTGACGCATCGCTCGTCACCTTACCGAGCGAACAATCCCAATAGGCGCGCGCAGAAACGATCTGCTTTTGCCCCAGCATCATGCGGATTTCGCCGTTTGCCTTGACCACCTTCGGGTCGGTTTCGTAGGCGCGCAAGTGCTCAGGGTCAAGGCGAACATCCACAACGGATGTGCTGTGTAGTTGATATTGCGACATCCATTCCCCGATGGTTCGCGTCTCATGCCGACGCTTCAGCAGTTCCTGCCGGTCAAATCGTTCAGGCCATGCGCATTCCGAGTACATATCGACAAGGCAACCGGGGGGCTTGGCGAAGATGATTGCGCCGTCTTCAAGCTGGTAATCATCGCCTTCTGAAAGAAGCTTCGCATCCTTGCCAATGCCCGTGAATACATACTCCGGGCGGAACTTGGTAGCGTACTGGCGCGACTGTGCATCCTCGATGCGTTGTTCCTTCTGGAACATACGGATCGTCAGACAATCAGCGCCTAGCGCCTCGATTTCGTCATAGATCGTTTTATGGGTATGCGGCGTTCCAATGAACAGTTTCCTGCCGCCCGGAACCAGAATATGGGTTTGCTCGCCGAGCCGGTATCGCATCTTCTCCCGCGACTCAGGCGTCTGCGCGTTACCGCTCGCCTCAACGTCATCGTTTTGGGCTTCGTTAGCACGGGCGGATGTGACGTTAGACAGGATGCCCCGTGCGTACATGCTCGCATTACGGGCATCGTTTGAACCATTCACCCACCATTGCTCGACGGTACCGGTGCCATCTGGCAGTAACCCTTGCGTCAGCGGATGGTTGCGCAATACGTTCTGTGTATCGCGGCTGGTCTTATAAGCAGTCGGGTTTGATTCGCCCTGATGCAGAATCCGGTAGGTTGGATCTAGGTAGTAGCGCCAGGCGTTGTAGACGGCAAGCAGCGTGGACTTGCCGAAGCCACGGAAGCAGCGGAGAACGGCTAATAGCCCACGGTGCTCCAGCCAGTGGCAGGCGCGCACGTGGACATCAGGAACCTCCCATCCCATCCGATCCGCCCAAATGAAAAAGAAGGTCAGGAAATCGACCTTGTCTTTCATGCTTTGGCTTTCTTCATAGCCCGGTCAAGTGCAGCCGCTGCACGCTTCTGCGCATCCGCGATCTTCGTGTCCAACTCGTCATCCCGATGCGCCTGTTCTTCGTCATCGTTGATCTTTCCGGCGTGGCCCTGCGCAGTCAGATCCAGCGTGTATTTCAGAACGCCACCTGTTGCCATGGCGCCACGCTTCTCCCATACACGATTACCGCGCTCGTCCTTCCCCATGTCGGATGGGAGTTTGCCGGCGCCGCTCCAGTTCACAGGATCGGCCTCCATAATGAAGACGTCTGCCAGCCGTTCGGCCAAGTCCTTCAATTGCTCGATTTGATCCGGGCGCATTTCACTCTCCTAGTGCATTACCAAAGTCAGGGGCGCGCGATGGCAGGCCCTCATCGGGACGCCACCAGTAATCTGCGTTACCGTCTTTCTGCGCCCGTTGCCGCATTTTAGACAAATACCCCGGCGACAGGGATTCGTTCAGTGAATTGAGCACAGCATGGTCAAGCGCCGCCTTGCCGTACCAGATCCCAACGAATGGAAGATGACTGCGGGCGACGCGCACCGCTTCAGCGCCAACATGCGTATCCTTGCCATGCGCGGCCTGATAGACGTTCTCGACGCCTAGCTTGCCGACGATGTCAAACGCACTACCGATGGTCGGACCGGCGAGAGACTTGATCGCGTTGGCCGTGGAATCGCCGGGGTTTTCTGTCGGGTCCGTCAGCAGGAAATCGCCAACGATGCCAAGCCCTCCGCCCTGAGCCAACGCGCGCAGCCAGAACTTCGGTTGCGTCATGTCGTAAGGGTCTTTGCCCTGCACAATCTGCTTGTTCTGGTAGGCAATGGCCCCAAGCGCCGTGAGGCTGACCATCATCGCGGCACCGTAGAATGCGCGATTCGCCATGACAGGCGCGCCCTCGATATTGCCCGGAGCCTCCAGCATCCGCGACCAATGGCGGGAAATCATGGCAATAGGAAACGACTTGAACTGCGTGACAGACCGCGCAAGCTCTCCAGTCAAAGTCCCGCGCTGGATGCCGCCTCCCGATGCGATAGCGCGCGTCGCCAGATCCGGGTTCAGCACCGCATATTCGGACTCGTCAGAGATCAGTCCCAGCACCTTGGCCACAACCTGATCCGCGTTCTGCGCGCCGCTAGCCCGGATCGATTCAGGGGTCAGGAACTCCATGCCGTTGTGCGTGGAAAGTTCTGCCTTGCGGATCACGCCCCAATCGCCTTCAGTCAGCCCCTTGCTGGTCATGCGCCAACGGTCATACTCGGACAGCGCAGACCAGTCATTCTTAGCCATGCGTGCCAATCCATTCATCTGCGTCATGCTGTATGCGCGGCGCAGGCTGTCTGTCCACCAGTTCATTAGCGACAGTTTCATGGTCGAATTGGCGAGGCGCCCGGACCAGTTCTGAGAGATGTTGTCGCCACTCCACCGATTCAGATCGGAGATCATGGATTCGGCAATGACCCCATGCATGTTCAGGAAGTCGCGCGTATCGCTGTCGAACTGCTTGCCGATGTTCTTCAGCCCTTCCCAATAGCTCAGGTTGTTATACCCGGTCGTTACGAAGTACGTCCCGGTATCGGTCAGGCTGGAAAGCACGGCGCCGCCGAGCTTGCCGAACGTCTGGATATTGCGGATGTGCGTACCAATTTCTGCGATACGGCCAGACACCGGAGAGCCGGTTGTACCGCTCAGAACATCCCAATACGATTGCGGGCGCAGACCAAACGAGCGAGGGAGGTTGTCGATGGACGTCCCAGCATCGCGCGCGGCAAGGTCGAATTGCAAGCGCATCTGTGCATTGGGATTCGGCCCGTATCGCTCGATAAGTGCGATATCCCGAGCAAGCCTGCCGACGTGGCCGACCATGGCGTCATACATGCTGCCAGCGCCATACTGCCCCATGTATTCCAGGTAAGCGTCACCATCCCGATAGTGGATCTGGCGGTGCTGGCGACCGGCATTCGCCTTCGCAGAACTCCCGGCAGGCGGCTTGCCGCCAGGATCGATCTTGTTCATGCCGTCCGTAGAGATCGTCGTCCATGCCTCGCGCAGGAAGTCCAGAACTTGACCATCTGCCATGCGCGTACCATCTTCGTTCAGGTATTGGCTGCGGTCCAATAGCGGCAGCGTCTTCTGCGCCCAATCATCTTGCGCCTTGGCAGACCCGTCCCCGCGAACCCGGATGGTGTCATGCGGCTGGGGCAGGTAGCCGTAATCCAACTTTCCCACATCGCCGCCGTTGGCATTGAATCGCTGGCGCATCCGCTCGATGACATCAAGCCAGGCGCGTGCACCCTTCTGAGCCAGACCGTTACCCGTCACGCCATTGGCATTGCCGATGATCTCGACAGACAAATCCCGCGTCATGCCAGGATTCTCCGCATCGAACATGAACATCAGGCCGCGTTGCAAGCCTGACGTACCCTGCGTGCTTTCCGCCGCATTAATCAGGTCCATCAGTTGCGATATGTTGTCCAGCTTGACACCATTTACATAGGCATTCGTGACGTCCATGTCGCGGACAAGCGCCTGACTGCGGTTGTCTGAGAACTGACCTTGAATGGAACCAATGCGGTTTTCGACCTCTGCCGTCTTGACGATTTGCAGGTTGGCGCGCGTCACCTTCAGATCGGCCTCAGCCTGGATCGCAGCCATAGCTTCCTGAGACGCAGCCAAGACACGGGCGTCACGCGGCATTGCCTGCCACGCAGCCGGGTCACGCTTTGCCATCTGGCGCATGGTTGCCGATAGCCGGTCATCGATCTTGCGGATTTCGGCTTCGGTCAGCTTTCGTCCTGCGGCCTGTTCTACGGCTTTCTTGCAATTCGGGGTCATCTTGGTTCCTTAGGCGCCGGACAGGAAGCAGCGCGCAGCCACGTCGATCAGCGGAGCATCCGCCTTTTCTGCATCCGCTTCCTTCTTAATGGCTTCTAGCACGTCCGCCAAGCGCATTGGTTGATCCATGCCATCCAGTTGCACGAGCATATCCGGATTTGCCTTGGCGATCTGCGCGGCCTGATCGTTGATAGCCTGCACGGCTTGAGCGACTTCAGCGGACGGCGCCTTGGGTTCTGCGCCAATTGGCTCGGTGCCAGCATTATCCAGTGCGGGGGAAGATTCCTTGGCGCCAGATGCTGGTTCGGTGCGCTTCTGCCCGGATACCTCGAACACCGGGGAATTGTCCGGTGTCTTGATGCGGCCATTCGCCGAGACTGCTGCCGGATTTTGCTTGACCGTGTAGCCTTCTCGCTCAAGAGCCTTGTAGACACCGGACGCAGATTCCGTCACCGACGAATCGCTTTGCAGCGTCTTGCCACGTGCTGCTGCGTATTGGGCGATCTCATCGTAGGCGGCTTTGCCCAGCCCCTTCCCCTGCGAATTCTTGGATATCTCTGCGTCATTGATGATGACTGCGGTAGGCGTTTCCTCGCCATGGATGCGTCCGACCGGCGTATCTTCGTCCATTACGGTCTTGACGAAGTTCTGACGCTCATCGCTACCCAGCGCGCGGGATATCTCATTGCCGCCAACGAACTCGGTATCGGACAGGATTGAGCGCACCGCCCGAGTCGAAACGTTATCGATAAGCCGCGCCGATTCCGCCTCATTGAACTGGATGACGTCGCCCACTTCCACGCGGCTACCCGAGCCAAGCTGATCCGACGCGCGAACGATGGCTTCAAGGTGTTGCTGCGAACCCTCGATATCCGTAGGCTCCTTGAGGTTCCACGACTCTACGGTATCGCGCACGAGTTGGGCGCGGGCAGCAGGTACGGCTTCTGGATCACCCATTGCCGCCTTGCCGACAGCCTCACCAGACTTCGTGGCGATATAGGCATCCGTGCGTTGCAGATACTTGACCGTTTCGTCAGACGGTGCGGCACGACCAGCGCGCACCGCTTCACCGGCCTTGCCGCCCCCGTTATAGTGGGCAATCGCCGCGCGCCAATCACCGCCATACTGCCTGCCAAGATCAGCCAGGAAGTCTGCCGCTGCATCGATAGAAGCCACAGGATCGCGGATGTCTCGACCTTTCCCGTATTGATCCCATGTGCCTTTAACGAACTGCATGATCCCCTTAGCACCAGCAGAAGATACGACATTGCTGTTGCCGGATCGCTCGCCCGCATTCTTCACGGCAAGCATGACCTCAGGCGGCACCCCGGCGCGCGTAGCAGCCTGTACCGCGTAGTCGTCCAATTGCGGCGCGTCGTAGCGGAGCGCCTTGCGTTCGTTTCCGGCCATGTCCAGCAAGGAACGCTGTGCGGCAATCGGCTGTTGTGCACGAATCCCGCGCCCAGCCACAGCCGCAAAGCCAGCCGGCAGCAGCGTCGAGACAGCCAGTCCCACCGGATCAAAAGGGTTGTACTGATCGCCGATCTGCGTGTAATCCTGACTGCGAAGGATCTCGCGCGACGCGGCCTGTTGGGCGATATAGGAAGCTGGACCACCCGCCACGACAAGTGCCGCAGTCTGTGCAATCGTACGGCCAGCGACAGGCAGCGCAACCCCGACGCCAGAGAAGACGCCAGTGACCGCGCCCACCTTAGTCCGCGTGGTTATGTCAACACCTTCCGCCTTCAGCCGGTCGGATTCCGTCAGCGCCTCGTCAGCACCAAACAGCGTAGCCCCTACCAAAGGAGTAGCCGTTGCAGCATAGCCGATAGCCTTTGTCAGTCCGCGACCGGCGCCGAACAGCACGTTCTCTACCGCATTCGAGGTATTCGGGTCCGGCATCATGGAGCGCGCAGTAGCCCGAAGACCCGTACCGATGTCGGTACTGAATGCCTCGCCAGTCGCCACCCGTTGACGTGCCTCATCGCCTTCCCTGCGCCGCTTGTCCATCTCTTCGGGAGATAGCAGATTTCCAGGATCGGTCTGCGACAAGTAGCCGCCAGCCACATCCCCGAAGGCGCCGAGCGTATCCGCGCCAAAGCCACCGACCTCGACCACACCAGCAGCGCCGCCCTTGAATGGCGCTTTGATCGTGTTCCAGACGGAAATGCCGGATTCCTGGCGCGGCGCAGCAACCGGCCGCTGCTGCCGGTCATCAAGCGTCGTATTGATGTCGTCCTGATAGAGCGAGTCCAGACCCATTAGCGACCACCCTTAGGCGCATACATGCGCTCCTGTTGCACATGTAGTTGCTCTGCGTATTTATCCGCGTCCGCATCTGTTTTGAATTTCCCGAGATGCTCACCTGTCTTTTTGAAATGGGTAATAGCTTCCTTTTCAGATACAACCTTGTCGCCTATCACAGTCGGCAGCAAATACGTTCCATCATCAAAGGTGACAGACATTGATCGAACTGTGCTAACAGAACCATCCTTGTTTTTAACCTGCGGCCGCTTAGTAAGGTCAAGATTCCCCTGTTCCAATATTCCGCTTGGATTGGGAACGGCAATGAAACTGTTCGGCTGACCCTGAGCGCCATTCGGCGGGCTGGCGACCGGACGGGATGGGTTCAGATCAATGGTGATGCGCTGGCCCGCCGCATTCGTCATGAAGCCATTTCCCGCGCGTACGGTGTACCGACCCGGCCCCGCATGGATAAGCGACGCCTTGGGCAATTGCTTCACGAACTGTTCAATCGGGATTGCCGTGGCACCCGAGTACACATTGCCGTCACTGATCTGCTTGGCAAAATCGCCGGCTTGCAGGTTCTTCACGCGTTGGTCGAACGTGTCTTCGTTCATGCCATATGGCAGAGGGATCTTCGTTTTGTCAGCCTGGTCCTTGATTCCGCCAGTTGCCAGACGTACCGCGCGCTGGATGTCCGTGCCGCCGCCTTCCGAATAAATCGCGGCCTGCACCAGAAACGCCGAGTCTATCCATTGCTGCCGAACGGTCTGGTTCAGCGTGGCATCACCGATGGTCTTGGCAATATCTGCACGCCAGCCGGTTTCTTTGGCCGCGTCTACCTTGGCCGTGCCGTCCTTCAGCGCACGTTCGCCGCGCAAAATCAGCTCAGACGTCTGCCGGCCAAACGTGGTCTTCGTGTTGGCATATGCCATAGCAGTAGCCAACACCTTGTCCTTGTCGCCGATCTGGTTGGCAAATGCGGTAAGTCGGTCGGGATCGCCAATCATGTCGCCGAACGACCCAAGCGCGGTAGCGGCCTGATCTGGCGGCAATGTGCGGATTAGTTTGCCGACTTCCTGCGCCTCAGCCGGCTGGAATGGGCTGATCTTGTAGCCGGTCCACCGCTCTACCTGCCCGATGTTTGCCATGCGCTGGCCGACGATCCGCTGTGCATCCTGAATGTTGTTGACGCTGATCTCAGGCGCATCTGCCAGTGCACCGGCACCCTGCGCAGCCTTCCACGGATTCTCTTTTGCGGCAGCCTCAAGCCCAGCGTTGATCTTGGATTGCTGATCGTAGACGCCTAGCGCCACCGGATTTGTGCCTACGCCACGGGTCGCGCCCGCCGCGCGCTGACGCTCAAGGTCGGCCCGTTGCTGTGGCAGAGACTGTGATGCAAACCCTGCAACCTGCGCCTGAGATTCGAACAGCGCACGCAACGGCGCCTCAGATGCTGTCCCGGCTACGACAGCCGACGCCTCTGAGATAAAGTTGACGTCGAAGAACTGGCCGCGCGACCACTGATCGTATGCCTTATTGAACACGTTCGTGCCGGCATCCTCACGCGCCAGGCGCTCGCGCTCTGCCTTGTCCGTCGCACGCTGGTTTGCAGCCAAGATGCCATTCCGGTAGCCGATAGCGCTAGTCTGCAACTTGCTGCGTTTGTCTGGTGACATGACATTGGCATCGTCGGAATCCAGCCAGCCGATAGCCGCATCCACTGCGCCGAGATCGCCTTTCTTCGCAGCGCCCATCAGCATGTTGCTGCCGAAAGTGTAGGTCGCGTTCTCTTTGAAGTTCTGTTTGTAGGCAGCAACCTGCTGGGGGTTAAGGCCGGCATTCGGGCCGATCACGTCAGCGACTGCGCTGTACTTCTCGATTGCACCTGGAAGATCAGACATAGCCTGGCGCTGTGCCGCCTCGCCGAACTGGTCAAGCTCAACGCGGGTTTCTGACTGCTTGCGCTTCAGTACCGTGTCCTGGACGCCTCGATTCAGCCGTCCATATTGCTGGATGAAAGCGCCATTCATCGCCTGCTGCGAGGACTTCGGAAGTCCGGTAGTGCGCGCCTTGAATGCCTCATCCGCCCGCAACTTGAACGTCGATTCGGCATCATCAGCGCCAATCGAACCATCCATGACACCACGATCCGTCTCAACGTGGATGTCGTTCAGATCGTTGTTCAGGTTTGCGAGTGCCGTTGCGCTCTTTGCCCGGTCAAGTTCCTCCTGCTGCCGCTGGATCTGCTGCCCGGTAGACATGACCTGTTGCCCTAGGCCCTGCAATGCCTGAGCCTGCAACCCTCCGAATGCGCCAGACGGCGCACTAACCTGCGGCGCAACGCCAGCAAACCGGAACCCCTGATCCCCGAGCGGAATCTTTGCCATGTCTTCCCCTTATAGGCCGCTGGTGCCGCCAGCGCGTTGCCAGCCGCCAGCCGCTTGCCCGACGCCAGCCAGCGCCGTGCCTTGCTGTTGTGTCTTTGCTGCCTCTGTAGCAGCCTGACCAGTTCGACGAGACCAGTTGGCGCTAGAGCGCAGCGCATCCGCCTCACGCTTTCCAGTCAGAATGGACGCTAGCGCATCGTTCTCTGAGTTGGCAGCAACCTGTCGCTGTGCCTCCAGTCCACTGCCAACGTCAGCCTTGACGCCAGACGCAGCCAGTGCCGCCCGAGCAGACGACGCATTCATACGCCCCTGCTTTCGGATCTTGTTGGCCTGCGCCAGTGCTGCCGATTCCGTATTTTCGGCCTGCTGGTCCTGTTGCCCCGCCTGAAAGTTGGCCTGTGCCTTGGCAGCTTCGCCGGCTTCCTGCTGCCCTTTCATCTGTAGCGCGGTGCCAGCCAGTGCGGCCACCAATCCGACCCATGCCATTATTCGCCCCCAAGGTCCATCGAGAAGAGCGCGCCGACCCGCTGCGCCCCCATGCTTTCGTAAAATCTACCGCTTCTGTCTTCTGTCACGCCCGTAGTAATGCCAAGGTCCAGCATCACAGCGCCACGTTCGATTGCCCATTGCCGCGCCGCACCAATGATCCGCACTGCGCCCATGCCACCCCGATACTCTGGCAGGATGAATACGCCTAACTCGAAGGCCAACAGCGAATGCCCGAAGAAGATTTCGCCCGTGCTGAAAAGTCCGAAGCCGACAATCTCAGCCTCGCGCTTGTAGACAAAGATGATGCCAGCGCCGCCAATCAGGTTTTCGAACAGCCCGCGCACCTTGCTGTCATCGAACGGCAGCAGCGCAAACCTGGATTCGGCGTGCATCTGCCGGCCAAGTTCGAGCAAGCGCGTGATGTCTTCGTTCTTGGCGACGTCTAGCATGGCGGCTCCCTTAGTCATTGATGGTCAGGCGGCGAATCACTGAAAGCATATGGAACGGCATGCAGTCTTCCTGGCTGATCGTGACCGGAGTTTCACCACGGTTCCACGGGTCCATGTTCTCGATGCGCTTATAACCAGTGAACGGGTCAATCGGCTGATCCAGCAGGCTGTCTCCAAACTCGCGGAATGACAGCGGCTGCCCATTGACCGTGCACGAACACGTATCCAGAAATTGTACCGTCGCCTCACTGGTATTCAGCGCCGAGATTGCGCTAGAGCCAGTCGGCGTGTTCAGCACCGGATTCAGCAACTGGATCTCAGGCGCGAAGAAAAGCCCGATATTGACAGCCTGCGCATCCGTATCTAGCGTGATCTGTCCGCCAGTGACAAGGTATTCACCGCGATAGGTGCCGTCGCCGACCACAGCTACCATTTCGCCTTCAAGGTGGCCCAGCCCCGTGAATACAAGCTGTGGTTCAGCAGCAACACGCGCAATCCCGCAATCTACCAACATCGCCTCATCCAACCGCTCGATGTACCGCTTCGGTGCACCGTTGACTGTGCGCAGGACCGACATCCATACTTGGTCGTGATCGCCGGCAGGAATGCATGCTACTGACTCGACAATCCCATCCGTGATCTTGCGCGCCCAGCCGATGACCTGTTGCCCACGGTCGTACGTCAGCGACAACAGCATCCCATCGGAGCGCACCGCCCATACCATCGTGTACGGCTCCTGCTGATACGCCATGTCAACGATGCCAGTTTCGGTGATGTGTTCGGCCAGCCTCGCCAAGTCATCCGCCACATAGGCGTCGGAATCGAAGTTGTACGATAGCGCCCGGATACGCCGGCCAGAGCGCTGCACGAACAGCAGTTCACTGCCCACGCGCACCGGCTTGACCTGATTCGACCCGTAAGCCGTCTGCGGATCGATCTGGATATTCGTGGGCGTGATCGCGTTGCTATTGCCGCCGCCGCCAATGAACTCCCCGCCGAACGTTTGAATCACGAGCCGACGCATCGAGTAGATATGGGCGATCTGATCTACCGAGTCTGACGAAGCAAGTTCGAACTCATATCCGTCAGCGTCATCCGTGCCAATCGTGAAGTTGTAGTACTCAGCCGTCTTGCTACCCCACAGCGTGCGCGGATACCCGGGCGAACCAGCAAAGATCAGTCGTTGTTGGTGCAGAGCAACAGCGCGCGGGAACCCGTCAATGGTGTTCCATACGATGCCTTCCAGCGACCAGCCACTAGGCGGCGCGGCAATCGTGGACGTCATTTCCTTGATGATCGTGGCATTCACGATGCTGCTCGATACATAGCCAGTGATGCGAGCTAGGCCGCCGTTGATGCGCACGAACGACCCGACATCCTGAGGGCGCCATGCGTCGCCAATGCCATATCGGTAGATCACCCCGAGCGTGCCGCCCTGCTGCACCTGGCTGGAGTAGTTGATCGTGAAAGTATTCGGGCCGGGCGTTGACGCCACAGAATACGTGCCATCCAGACCGATAGACTCGAAGCCGACAAGCACAGCCTTGTCACCCGGGCTGAGGCCATGCGCATTCACCGTATTCAGCGTCAGGACACCTGCCAGCCATGAATACGTGGTGCACACGTTCTGCGCGCCGTGGGCGATCAACTGGATGCCAAGCCCTTCGGGCTTGCTCTGCGTAGGCGAGACTGCGACCTGCGGCGAGCCCGTGATCTTCCAGTCATTCACGGCGTAGACAGTCGTATTGTATGGCGCCTGCACCGTGCCAGTTACAACGAACGGCCCAAGGTAGGAGGTGATGAGCGTAACGCCAGAACCAGCCGTGACAGTGCGCCCCACGTCGCTGGGCAGGAATACGCCAGCCGATGCGCTAAGAGTCGTGCCGCCGCCGATGATCGTCAGATCCGCCTGCAAACGTTGCCCCCATTCGCTGAACGGCATGACGTCGAACGGGATATTGCCCATCTGGAAAGAGTTGGCACTCAGACGTAACAGTCTCTGCGGCGTGACATCCTCTGTCACAAGAAACATGGAATCCGCGCCCTGCGTGTACTCAAGCTCGAACAGATCGCTGGAGATGTACGGGGATGCAACCTCGACCGGAACGCCTGCATTCTCAAGGCGACCTTCGGGCGTGTAGAAGCGGATATATCCCGGGCCGACCTCTAGAATGTATGCCTGGTCGCGCGAGAAAATGAACGGGATAAGCCTGACCTTGTCCGACGAATTCTTTACTTCTGCCTCGAAGTGCGACCCGAAATGCCGCTTCGCCCCGCCATAGATCAGTGGATAGGCGTTCGCCATGTACTTTACGGCATTGGGATAGCGGTCGATATCACCGCGCCCAAGCATCTTGGGCGAGATCTCCCCTGCCGTAAAATTTGTTTGGTTGTACGCGACGCGAACCATTTACGACCTCCCGGGGATCAGGGGGAACGTGCCAAATCGGGCCTGATACATGGGGCTGTCACCAAGAGTCTGCGGCGGGTCATCCTGTCCATCGTAGTTGCGAGCCTTGCGCAGCGTTTCAGCAAGCAGTTGTTCCATCGTCTGCTGCACGCTGCTGGACTTGGTGATCGGGTAGGCCATGGCAGCAGCCATTGCAACCGTCATGGTGTAGGTCAGGCTGGCATCGAACTCAGCTTCTGTCGTCAGATTCGAGATATATACGAGCGGCAGCGTATCGAAGTTGGTCAAGATACGCCGACCTTCCATGATGTAGTGTTCGCCGGCAATCCATGCCCACGAACCCTGTGCGCCGTTCGATCCATCACGGTCATATCCGATCTGGATGTTTCGGATCCAGTCACCCGGCAACGCAAACTGATACTTCCAGTCGAATACGGGCGCGGCAACCATCGGTGCCAGAATCACGCGACGCTTGGCGCAGTTCCACGAATGCTCCCTGAGAACGCGCTCGAACACGAACGGATACAGGTTGGCCGCAGTACGTGCGCGGTCTGTCCCCTCTTCCAGATCGTTGATCGTCTGCGAGCCGATGAGCAGAAGAGCGTTTGAGCAGATTCCAGTTTTCGAGGCCAATTCATTTTCTCCAGAGAAAACGGGGGCACTTGGCCCCCGCTCTCATTCAGACATCGCCTGCCGCTCAGTCAGTCACGTAGAAGATGGTGACAGAGATAGACTGGTTGGCGCCGGTAGCAGCACCGGCAATCGTCGCGTAGACCTGCGATTCAGCGCCTGCCGGTGTGGTGTAGTCCGCGCCGTTGGCAACCAGCGTCCCGTTCAGCGCGACGGTCTTGTCGCCAGCCGTGGCAATGTCCACTGCCGAGAACAGGCCAAGTGCCGCAATCACAGTACCGGACAGCGAGCGCAGACCAACGCCGAGCGTGGACGATGCCGTGCCCGTCGCGTTGCTGACCTTGGCGCCGACGATCCGCGCATTGCCGGGGATGTTGCCCAGGTACACGGTGTCGGCGATGTTCAGTGCCGCATAGGTTGCCGGCAGCTTGGCGAACATCTGGCGCACACGGCCATGCTTTTCGGTAGGGTTGAGCTTGACGACCGGGATAGTGATCGTCTTCGCTACCTGTTGGGAATTGATTTCAGCCATTTCGTTCTCCTTGGCGATTAGACGAAGTCAATCAGGACCACGTCAGTTTCGCGCTTGCGCACGGCACCGTACGATTCCTGCGCGTAGATCTGCACGGCCATCTTCTTGTCACGACGCGGACCCACGTCGATCACGCGATTCAGGCCCATGCCGAAGTCGACGTTGCCCACGCAGCCGGCCACAGTGGTGTACGTGGTGCCGCCAGTGATGAGCAGACCTTCGTACGGAATCCACTTGAAGCCCAGCCACTTGCCGGCCACGTCGCCTTCCTGCAGCATCTTGACGGCCATGAAGTCGGCAGACGTCAGGGTCGTATCGGCAAGGATGTCTTCCAGCATTTCCGAGTTGTAGAGCATGAACAACTGTTTGCCGTTGTGCTCGTCAGCCTCGTTCTTGCGGAACAGTTTCTTCGCGGCCAGCAGCTTGGCCTTCGTCATGCCGGTGGCGCCCGCTACGATCTTCTGACCAGCCGGGACCACGACAGGGGCGTAGGGGCCACCCTCGCTGGTCTTTTCCTGAGCGCTGCCGATCCACGCCGAGTAGATCAGCGCATCCTTCTGGCGATTCAGGGCGGCGATACCGTCCATCATGTATTCGCCTTGCGGGTTTGCCAGCAGCTTTGGCACGTCGAACGAGTCCAGCGGCGTGGACCAGTCGAAGTCAGACATGGTAGCCAGGCGCGTGCTGTGCGCAATGTCGGTCCAGACGGTGTCGCCAAGCCGCGAGGTAACGGGCTGAGCGGCGGTAGCGCCGAGGTTGTTCGACGTGAAAGCCGAACCAGTGATCTTGCCGCGATCCTTGGTGGTGACTTGCAGGCGCGAATCGGTTTGCTGCGATGCCAGTTCCCAGGTGTCAGCAAACTGCTGTACATACCCGGCTGTGATCGTGTCGTTTACGGTAGGCATATGCCTCTCCTAAAAGGGGATGGATGTTGACTTCGCCTTTCAGGTTGTCCGCGAACGGGCCTGGTAGCTTACGGGCTGATGCGTCGGCGGGCGCTATCGCTTCGGGCTGTTATCGGTTGTCCGCTCGCCACTGCGGGCCGAATGGTGTGCATGATGCTGCGCGTACTCGGTTGCAATCCGATCTAAATGGCGAAAAAAAGCCCGGACGAATCCGGGCAATCTCACTAGGAGGGAGTCTTTAGTAAACCGGATTGGTGCCGTGCTTGCGGTCGTAGTGGGCGCGCACCTTAGCCATGGTCTTGCTGTGGTCCGGGTGCTTCTCGTCCTTGTATGCCTGCGAGCGCATCAAGCCGCCGATGTCTTCCTGACTGTTCATCATGCCGCCCGTGACGGTGGTGTCCTCACGGAACTCAGGCGCGAGCTTCGCCATCAGTTGGATGAACACCGGGCTGTTGCCCAGTTGCGCATCGATGTCTGCGGCATTCAGCCCATAGCCGCGCGCCAGGTGTTCGATTGCGGCAATCGCCGCTTCCTTGCCGGCCTGCATTTCCTGAGGCGATTTCCAGACCTTGCCTAGTTCCGCATCGCAGGACTCGACGGTAAGCGCCGCGCCGCCTTCAGCCGCAGCAGGTACGATCTCGAAGAACTTCGACATCATGAAGTCCATCTGAGACTGATTCATCCCCAGCTCATGGGCCTTCGTGGCGAACTCCTTGAACTGCGGATCGTCTGCCGTGAATGCCTCTTTGAACTGCTCAGGGATCGCAACCTTGTACTCGTCCGCAGTCTTCGGTGCCGGCTCGCCCTTGAACTTTTCTAGGTTCGTGTAGCTCTCTGTCAGCTTGCGCAGGCTGGCGTCCGCGTCGAAAGCGCCGTCCTCTTTGTTGACCCGGAACTTTTCGGGGACGAAGTCATACGGGTTTTCGGCAGGCGGAGTAGCGGCAGACAGTGCCGTAGCAGGCGGCGTGACAGGCGCGGTATCGGGCGCGGGGGTAACGGCTGTCGCAGCAGCCCCACCACCCGCGCCACCATCCCCGCCCTCCGCACCACCAGAAACCGCGTCCATCAGAATTCGTTTGATGAGGTATTGCATTGCACTTCTCCTAGTCGTTCGCCCTGTCTCGGGCTATTTACCAACGGCCACAACATCAACATTTATCCCAGCCCCGCCAAGCGTAACGCTTATCAGGCCCAGAACTGATAGGGCTGGAACCGCCACAATACCATTCGCGGCTACCAGCGACTTCGCTGCAGTCTTCGCATTGGCAACAGACGCCGGTGTCGTGCCGGCCACGACGCACGTAGCCTCGACGCGCGGAGCCTGCGTGAACCCGGCCGCCGAGTAATCGACAGACCATGCGCCGTTCGAATCCGTAACGGCTGTGCCAGACCAGATCTTGGCATTCGTAACTAGCCCACCGGCGTCATAGACCAGCGCCCCAGCGGGGCCAGTTGCGCCAGTCGCCCCGGGGGCCCCTGTGGCGCCAGGACTCCCATTGGTGCCGGGCGTACCCGTCGCACCAGTAGCCCCGGTTTGGCCGGTCGCGCCGGGTTGTCCTTGCGGACCTTGCAATGCAGAGCGCCAGATGCTCATGATGCGGTAATCTCAAGCGTGCCGTTTCCGATACCGCGAATAGCCGTCGCTGTGCTCATCAACTCATCAGCGTTGCTAGCTGTAATCGTGCCAAGCGGCCACACAATCCACTTCGCCGTCCCCGCCGCAACGTCAGCCGGCATTGACAGCGTGTACTCGATGCTTGCAGATGGCGTCGGATGCAGCGCGACGCTGATCTTTGACATGCCAGACTTCATCAGGATTGGGTCAGTCGTGCTTGTGAAAACTTGTCGAAAGCGGAAGTAACCGTAATCCATTGGATCACGGTTCCAGTCGTCCAGGCGTTGTACGGGCATTTTGTTCTCCGATCACGGTTTTTCCTCCCATCTCGCCTTAAAGGTGCCTTCTGCTACCCCTGCACCGATATTGGTAATTCGGAAGTAATAGGTATTTGCCGCGACCCCGCGCTCGTCGTCAGGCGAGTTACCTACACTCGCTGCCGCACCCGTAGAATTCTCGATCTTCAGCCGGATGACGTCGAGCACCGTCCCGCCTGTATGCGTACCACCACCAGCAAGCGTTACAGTCGGCAGGTAGTACCCGCCTCCCGTCACAAGCGCCCGCTGCACTGCCATGTTATTCGCTCCGAAGATCGGCAACACGTCTGCAAAAGCCCCTCCCGGTGTTCCCCCGACCACCGTTTCCACCCGGATCTGCCCATTGTCGAAGCCAAGTTGCAGGCTGAACAGGACGATATCAATCGGCACGATAGCCCGAATCACATATGTTGCGCCGGCAGCGATAGCTGTGCTGGATGGCAAAGCGCCCGCCCAGAACTCACGGAATGTGCGGAACTCCCGCCCATCGTAGAAGCCAATCTCTTCGTCATCTACCCGGATGCGCTCTGACTGCTTAGGCTCTACCTGCCACCCTGAGCCGGTTAGAACCATCATGTCTTTAGCCATTAGAACGCCGTCCCGTTATTCCACGCGCCAGCGACCTTCTCATAGATACGTCGCCCTGCGGTGTCAATGCAAAGGTTGCCGTTACGCCCTGTGCCATCAGTCGGCTTGCCCGGGAATACGGGGATGAATACTTGCGGCGGTCCGCTCCACCTGAAATCAGGCACTGACGTCACAGTCAGGCCATCGTCAGGTAGCACGAACAGCGCTGGGCTTACTAGGTTGTTGTCCTTGATGAACTGGTAGCCCACAGCCTGCGCGTGCAAGCCGTCATCGGTCCATGCGGGGACTTTCCACAGCCCCGAGTTGCGCGCGGTTTCCCATGCGTCTGCAATCTCGAAGTAACCGTTTGATGCAACCGATCCAGACCGCACCAGCCCGTTGAAGGCGATTCGCTCAGCATTCGAAGCGGCAGGCGTCTGATTGACGGTCGTCGCCCAGCTATCTGTAGAGGATGTCTCTGGCCCGAACGTCTGCACGAAGAACTGCTTGCCGCTCGCGTACTTGGCGCGGAAGGCTGCAATCGTGGCTCGCACCGTAATGGCGGAATCTCCGCTGCGAATGTCGTTCTGCCCCATGGCACACACCACATGTGTGATGTACTGGCCGATAGCATTCGGGATCAGATTCGATGCCGCATTCGCCGTAGCCGCAGTCTGGTTGTAGGCAGACAGCAACGTGTTCGCAATGGTTGGCGCAAGGCTAGGCGTGATCGTCCCATTGTCCGGGCCATATGGCAGACCGCCTTGGTTGTTGAAGCCGCCTGCCGTCGAGCTACCCAGCACCAGCACGGAAGGCTTGTTCGTCGTGCCAATGATCGCCATCGCGCTGTAGCAATAGCCGGGGAACGAATTGGTGTACGTCCCGCCCATCGTCTTGTCCGTGATACCGGACGCGCCAGACTCGCGTGCTTCGCCAAAGTCGTAGTCTTGCGGGTTCGTTTGGCGCGCAGCAATCACCCCTGCCGTATTCGTCCCGTATGTGCGGATGTAGAAATTCGCACCAGCAGGAATTGCTACAGAAACATCATCTGACATCAGCACGCCACCGTTCGGCACCACGCCTTGAGCCAACCCGCTGAACTTGACCTGCGTGAAGACGCCAACGGGGTATTCCACGCTGGCTGTCAGGTTCAGTGCTGCCCCAGTCGGCGTGTCAAACCCCGTGAAGTTCGGGAACAGCAGCTTGAACGTGGACAGCGCCACCGTAGCGGTGTGCCGCTTGCGACTGCCCATCTGCGTGCTGGCCGACTGCCAGAACGGGATTAGCCCACCAGTTGCGACCAGCCCTTGGTAAGTCGGCATGCCAATGCTCGCCTAGAACGAGGTGCCAGCGTTCCAGGCGCCGCCAGTCTTCTCGTAGATCTTCCGACCAACGATGTCAACACTCAGATCGCCATTGCGGCCAGCGTCAACAGGCGGCTGACCAGCGAAGACAGGCACGAAGTTCTGTGGCGGGCCTTCCCAGCGAAAGTCAGGGCGCGGGTTTGCAGTCCAGCCAGTGCCAGGGGTGAAGTCGGAATTACCGGGCATCATTTGCTCCTTTTGCGTGTTGCGAGCGGCTGTGTCTGAGCCGCGTTTATCATGTCAAGAATGAACTGCATCACGGCGAATGCGCCGCAGTTGTAATCCGTTTGTCTTGCCGCGTCCGCGCCGCCCTTTACGAACGGTGTGTTGTAGAACTCATCGATCAGTTCAGAAAGCACAAGTTGCCCCTGAGGGCTTTCGAAGATCTGCGCATAGTCGATGGCATGCGCTTGCTTCAGATCACGTCCGCTCATGCCGGCTGTGCCTGTTTCGCTGCCGTCTGAATCATGGCGCTACCTGCTTCCTGCTGGAGCGCCGCTTGTTGCTCTGCCTGTTGCGCCTGCTGCTGGGCCTTGAGTCGCGCCTCACGGATCTTCTGTACATCCTCAGACTTGCGCATGATGCGAGACGGAGCGCCAAGCCCCTCCTGCACCACGCGTACTGCCTCGTCGTCGTCAATGTTGTCGAAGACTGCTGGGTCTTGCTTGGCAGCAGCAATCGCGCCGATGTCTGTGTACAGGCGCTCGATAGCCATAACGCCTTCCATCTGCTGGGCGCGTGCCATCGGAGACACGTACTTGATGCTGAATTCACGGCCACGCAGCGAATCAGGGATCGGCGCGAAGATGCCAGCACCAGTTGGCGAAGGCGTGCGGAAGGCAATGCCAAAGCAGCGCGTCACCAGCGGTTGCAGGTATTCGGCTTGCAGGCGGCCATAGACCGGGCCAAGCAACTGGCGGATCAACTCGACGCGGACATGTACCTCAGTCGCGGTCATCGCCGGACCGTCTTGCGGCTGCAATTGGTCAGCCATCAGCGTGCGGCGAATCTGGCCTTGTAGCTGCGCCTTCATCAACTCCGATACCTGGAAGTTCGAGCCGGTAACAAGCGGCTTCATGCTGTCCACGGAATTGGCGATGATGATCTTGCGCGGGCCTACCTTGACCTGGCGCGGGTTCAGCACGCCGTCATCCTCAGCGATCCACATCCCGGCAACGGCCAGTTCGGCAGCAGCCAACTCAAACCCGCACAGCAGGTTCAGTTGCTTCATATCCGGCAGCGCATCGAACACTGGGCCAGTCGCGTAGACCGAGCCAGGCATGATGTTCCAGCGCGGGACGATGATTGGCTGTTCGTGGTAGCCCTTTTCCTCAACGATGGCACACGATTCCTGCTCGACGGTTACAGAGGCAATCGGCAGGTTCTTCGAACGCACGCCATACGTACCGCCCTTGCGAGGCTCGATCACGCGGCAGAAGCAATACTTCTCGTCGGGTGTTTTCTCGCTGGCCATCACGATCTTGGCGGGGAGATTCTCTCGCCCGTACTTCTCGACTGCCTGCTCTGCCGTCAGCTTGAACTCACGGTAGACGATGTCAATCGGTCCGCCCGGACGCGACGATGCACAGTACAACTCGCTGATCGGCCACGCCTCGAAGTTGAACCCACCACCCGGCGCCTCGTCGCAGTAGATCCCGAACCAGCCGGCAATCACGCCATCGAGATTGCAGCCAAACGAAGTCGCATCGAAGTTGGACGCGTGGATGTTGCGCCACAGCAGATTCGCGGCCTCACTCAACCACAGACGCTCATCATCCGTTTCCTGATCGACTTCGAAGTCGAACCATTGATCGTTAGACGGTGTAACGCCTGACTGCACACCAGCCGCCAGATTGCGCGACGAGTCAGTGCCAGTCGAATCCAGCAGCCGCGCACGGTCGTTCTGTCCCTGCGATGCGTTGGCGTCGTAGCCGTAGAAGCCAGTCCCGAGCATCGGATGCGTGAAGCGATAGCAGTCCTCCCACGTGGTCACGTGTTGCTGCCGTTCGCCCTTGAGCGCATCAAGCCGTCGCTTGTAGACGGCGCCGCGTCGGTCTTGGTCGATTGCCATTTACTGCCCGAGTGTGGTCTTGCCGGCAGCGAGCGCCGTGCCGGTGTCAGATGCGCCCATCGCAGAGCCAGTGCCGTACAGGCTGGTCGACTTCTTGCGGCGCTGCGCTGCTTGAGCATTCGCATTGACCTGAGCCTGCGTGTCTACAGCCTGTTGCTGCTGGTTGGCGCTGGTGATCGGCTCTGGCGCAGGCGGCGCTTCGTCCTTCTTCCAGATACCGGCAGGGTCAAGGAACTTCGAGAAACTGAGTGATCCGCACATAGCGCGCTCCTTACGGGACCAGCCAGCCGTCAGCGCAAAGCACCGGGGCCGTGATGGTCTTGACGTCAACATCGGAGGAATGGGTACGGGCGAACTTGCTGTTGCCGTCCATCTCGACGCGGCCAGATGCGGCGCGCAGCTTGGCGTTCTCAGCTTCGAGCGCCTGGAGCTTTGCCAGGATGTCGAGGTCGGTCAGCGTGCGGACGTTCTCGATACCGATATCCGTGGTGACGACTTCGGTATTGATTTCACCGCTCTCGGTCGGCTCGGATTCCAGTACGCCCGGAGTCTGTACGGTGTAGTTGCGTTTGCCGCGCGGCATAGCCAATCCCTCGTTTGTGCTTGAAAACGCACTGAGGATAGACATCTGCACCGGTTGTAATCCGATCTAATTGCGCACCTTCGCGGCTGACAACTCACGCGGCTTCATCGGAAGAGACCCCCGATCCTTGCCCGTCGTGTCCATCCAGAACGCTATGACGCGCTCCCCATCCGTGTGGTTGGGGATCGTGCCGTAGTTGACCCAATGCGCGATGCTGGGTCTGGAGACGCCGACCATGGCCGCAAGGGTGTAGGTGCTGTACCCGTGCCGCTTCAACTCAGCGACTACGGAGAACCAATCCACGGTCAGGGTCACGGTCGGCTGGCGGCTCATTACACGCCCCGCATGACCAAGTAGAACCAGAACATCGGCAGCATGAATAGCGGCATCACATATCCTCCGGCGTAGCGAATGGAATCGGGACCAGCATGCCATCTAACAGGCGAAATACACCACGCTCAGTTGCTACGAAGATTTGCCCTTGAAACTCACACATATTGACGATCTTCGGCGCCTCACGAAGCGCTTTGAGCTTTCCAAAATGGTGTGCCACTTCTGCGCTTACCGCAGGGATCATCATCACGCGGCCTCCCAGTCGTCAGCCTCAGCGGGCGCAGGCTCTACCGGTGCGATGTATGGCTTGCATAGGTACATCTCCTTGCCCGAGAGTCGGAACAACCGGCCATCGGTAGTCAGTGCGTAATCGCCGATGACAGCAGTTACACGCATTGCCCCCATCTGGTCGATCTGTTGCAGCAGTTCGCCGATCTGCTCGATACGCAGGGTCAATGGCTGTGGCTTGACGTTTGGCAGCTCGCGTTCGTAGTGCTCGCGCAATACAGTGATGTAGTCCATGTCAGAACACCCAGCGGTAAAGCGCGATGCCGAACACGATGGGCAGCGCAGAGAGGAATGCCCAGAGAGCGACGACTCCCACAAGCATGATGGCGCCGAGCGCGGCTGTGATTGCGTTTTGGATCATGTTCTCTCCTAGTCCTGGTATTTGTGAGTCTTGACGCGATTGTCTTTCCACCTGTCCACGACATCGCGCTGATCGCGGAATCTGAGGTTCACGTGGTCCGAACACATGACGTCTTTGATATTCCCCGCTGAGTCGGTCCAGACGTCTACCGTTGGCGTTTGATCATCCTTGATAGCCTGGACGGTCTTGTGTGCGATCCAGCCTGCTATTCCGCCTGAGACGAGTCCCATAACGAGGCCGATGGGTAAGCCATAGTCAGTCATGATTTGTCTCGCAGACGAATGAATAACCAAGTCAATGCACCGCAGAAACCGCCTGACTGAAGCCAATTGAGTTGGAGCGAGTTGCCCACTATCGCGCACACAGACCAGAGCATAACAAGATCAATAATCTTCATTTCCCACCTCCCGTTCCTCGCTGACCTCGACCGTGATTGTCGCAGACGGCGTGTGCACTTCTACCTCGACCAGCACCAAATGCCATTCGCCGTCGCGTTTCTGCCACTCGTAACGCTTAGCTTTAGGCGCAGGATGAATTTGCTCCAGCGGATCAGCGCACTTCGTTAAGTAAGCTAACTCCCCGGCCTTCCTCGTAGCGGCCATATTGACTACGAATGGATGAACCGGACATGGCCGCAGCGAACCATCACCAGAAGGACACGTGCATTCCATCTCAATCTCCTGCGCACCAATACGTTTCTTGATTGGATGTCGGTGCGTCTGCCGGGCGATGTTCATCGTCGTATACCACGGCACCATCCCCGCTCATGGCGACGACACCATTTCTAGCGAGCCAGACGCACTCCACATCAAGTCGGATTGCGCCGTCATAGACAAGCCCAACATCATTGGACTGTGGCATCGCCTGCAATTTTGCAATCAGTTCGCAAACTTTCATCTCAATCTCCCGACAAAAGCCAAATGGTGACCAGCACGCCGAGCGCCACGACTGCTACGAAGTAGAGGACCATGGCGTCGGATAGCGTCATTGCTGGAGCGCGCGTATGGCGTCGGCGCAATCGTCCTGAAACGCAGCCTCATGAACCAGCCATGACCGATGCGTCTTCTCTGACAACTTCTCACACTCTTTAGCCGCTTCCTCCAGCGCCTGCTTGCGCGAGGCTTGCCAGGCAATACGCGCGAAATCCCGACTTCGATTCCATGAAGGCCAGTGCTCCATTTCCCTCGCCGGCTCGTCCCCAAACTCTTCGGCGTACCACTTCTCGAACTCTTCGGTCATGTTCCCTCTCCCTAGCGTGTAATGGCCTCAATGGCCTGTTCTACATTCTCGACTACTGCCACTTGGCCGCGCCACTCTGCGTGCCACTTCACCTGATCTTCGGTCAGCTTGCGCGCGCTTGGCGGCTTGCTACCATCCTTCACTTCGAGCAGGCTGACGATTCCTCGCCATCCGACCAGCAAATCCGGGCACCCTTGGCCCACAGCGTGAAGCGGCTGGACACTCGCCCCGATCCTGCGCAGAGCCTCTACGATCTCAGCCTGGTTCGCATCGACCTTGGCCGCTCTACGCATTCGATGGCTCCGAAAACGCGCGTGCGGGCGCGCGAGGATCGCCATCCAATTCGCCAAACTCAAGCCCCAACTTAGCCTCAATCTCACGCGCAAGCCCCTCGACGATACGCAGACGGTTGTATGCGTACTTGCTCAGGTTCTGGAGCGGAAGCGACAATGCTTTGGACGCGTTGGTCAGGCATGGTGCATCGAAACGTCCCGTGATCTGCTTGCGCAGGTTGTAGCTGCGGCGCTTGTAGACCGCATCCATGTGGCCTACTGCGGATTCGGTGCGCGGGTAGTCTTTCATTGCTCATCCTCATTGATGGCATCCGTTATCTCGTCGCCGTAGTCCTTCTGGCTGTGCGATAACGCCGGAGCACTCGCGTACTGCTTTGCCATCGTCACTTGCAGAACAGGAGTATTCGATCCCTTAAGCATCACCATCTGCGCTTTTTCAGGCTGGCCCAAGAGCAGCGGCGGGGCAATCTGGAAACCATTTTTGGCGTTCTGCGACTCCGCAATCCCGATCATGACCGGGGGATACTCAGGCGTCTCATTGCGCATCTTGTAGCCGCGATACCGATTTACGAACTCATTGCGAATGAACGGCCATTCGTCCTCAGTCTTCGTCCCTAGCGACACCCAGCCGCCCATTTCGATGATAACTCGGTGGATGATCGGGTCGTCAAACGCGACTGAGGCGTAAGTCCCAACTGACCGCACAGCCTTGTCCACCTTCGTCCAGGCTACCAACGCGGAATCCTGCGTGGAGCCTTGGAGCATCTTCACGATGTCGGCAGGCTTCGGCATGAACTGCCCGTTGTCCGGGTTCACACAGTGCTTGCTGAACGCCTCAGACACAGCAGCGAAATCAAAAGGCGTCATGGCCGACCACCAGACCTTGGCCGCGAACTGGGAAAAATCCTGACGGTAGAAGGCATACACGTCGCCCAGCAACGTCTGGAATTTCGGGAATTCGTTCTGGTTCATGCTCCTGCCTCCCTCATAAAGTCTTCGGAAACCTGCAATGCGATCTGTCGGTTACGGGCCTCCAGCGCCTCCTGCTTGTTCATCGGCAGGACTTGCCCAACAACTCGATTCGGTCCCTGCCGCTCATTGCGTACCCAATTTCGCCATGTAGCCGACCAATCCAGCTTTGCGCCATCCTTCCCCGCCTTACCGATCCAGTAGTCACGGAATCTGCACCCAACGTCGAAAGGCACTAAGTCTGGTCGCTCCGTCTGGCAGAAAGCAATTTGCCCCGCATCGGGTTCCCAGTCAGCAGGCAAGCGCGTAGCGCGAGCACTACTCTTTTCTTCTTTCTTTTCTTCTCTCTTCTTCTCTTCTCTACTCTTCTCTAGAGCGTTACCGTAACGTTTCACATCTGTTTCTGTAACGTTACATGGCTCTGATGTGTTGCCCAGCTTGGCTTTCTCCCTGCACCTCCGCACTCTCGGTGCACTGGAATCGCTCTTCTTCTGACGATCAGACCACTTAGCGATGACAATCTCTTTTGCATCATTGACCGTTACAAGACCGCGCTGAAACAGTTGCTGAAACGGCTCTGTAACGTTACGTCGCAATGCCCAATTCAAAGTTTCTTCGGTCAACTGGGTGTTGCCCTCGTCCTCAGCCTTGCAGGCACAGCACAGCAGCTCAACCCAGGTACGGAATGCAGAGTCGCTGAGGGTCCCTATCTTCGGGTCGTCCATCATTTCGCCGTACATGCGGAACCAGTCCATATCGACTACTCGACAGCAGCAAAAATCCGAGCGAATTCCTCCGCCAAAATTGCTTGGCAGATTACGTGCTCGTAACGGGTGGAAATGGCAGACGTCAGCGGATCGCTGTTGTCGGTGGATACGCCGGAGTTGGCGCTTGTGGCAGATTGCTCGCTGGCAGGCGAGGCTTCTTTGATGGACATGCTGCACCTTTCGTTGACCCAGGCGCTTGAGGCGGGACTCAGGAGCTAGTGGAAGCTCCCCGAGACTAGGAGTGCCGTGTTGGCGGTTACTCCTAAGCCCCTACTCAAGCACTCTCGTTTATACCCGTTTCGGCTTCCACACCTACACGGGGCTGGCATCGATAGTTACAGATATGCAACCGATGCTAGATCCCAGTGTAGGTGTTTTCTGACAAGAAGTGAACTATGGAAACCCTAAATTCTGCACATGAAACTTTTTGCAACAGTCCTTTGGTTTACTGTTGACATGCGTAAACGCTGCGCAGACATCACTTCTTTTTCATCTCCCATGACTTACGCGCCGACTTCAACGCCTTGATGGTCGATGGCTGCGCCAAGTGGGTTGGGCTGTTGACGATCAGCGTAAGTGTCTTTTTAGACAGTTCAGTCTTCTTGCAGATCCAGTCCCAATTTCCCTTCATGGACTCCAGCCACTGGCGGATATCCTGCGTCTCTTGTTGTCGGTCCACGTTCTCTCCTGTGTGAAATGTTACTGGTGCGACTATAGCACATCGGTAGTCATCTAACGTGGAAAGATTTTACTTGCGTATCCTAGTTCTAGGTAGTAAAGTTACTTCCATCGACAACGCAACACGCAATGTCCATGAAACAATCTGATCTGCATACATTGATCGACAAGCGCGGCCCGAACGAATGTTGGCCGTGGATGGGTGGTACGAATGAAAAGGGCTACGCCAAAGCGTCGGTAAATGGGAAGTGCGTGCGCGTGGCACGATTGATTTGCGCTGATGCATACGGCCCAGCGCCATGCCCGAATGACGAAGTCCTGCATTCGTGCGATAGCAATGGTTGCTGCAACGCAGCCCATCTTTCGTGGGGTACGCGTTCCCGCAACCTGCGCGACAAGCGCGACCGCCTTGGCACACATGGCCCACAGAAACTGGACCGCGCCGCAGCGACTAAGATCAAACACGAAGAAACCGGCGCCACGAAGGATGTAGCGGCCAAGTACGGCATCAGCAAAAGTCTCGTGCGCCAGATTCGCGCTGGTACGCGCTGGGCTGATCTGTAACAACCCGCCCGCTACGGCGGGCCATTAAACGGGAGAAGACATGGACAAGTACGACGCGGAAGAGCGCATCGATAGCGATCTGCGAGCTGGGGCAATTTCTGAATACATAGACGGGGAGACGGCGCTTGAGGTGCTTGGCGATCTGCTGGTGCTGTTCAATAAGCCGGCATCGATTGACGCGAACCTGATCGAGCATCTTCGCGCTGTGAATCTGGCGATCTCGGGCCGGCTGTCTGCTTTCTGCGACAAGATTGTCGCGGACAACATCGAGCACGTGATTGCGGCTGACGACGAAGAGCGGAAGGATTCGCGCTCTACCTACTTCGAGATGGTTTCTGACAAGGTGCACTGATGGAAACGAAATTTACGCCGGGACCGTGGTCGTTCTCGCGCTGGGAGCAATTGGGTGATACGCGCTTCTACATCGCGCAGGCTGATGGCGCACCGTACACGCCAAATTATTCGGACGTGGCAACGCTGATTGCCGAAACGGTGAGCGGGGAACGTGTCGCCGTTCAAGATGCCAACGCCCGCCTGATCGCCGCCGCGCCGGAACTGTTAGCACTGCTCGATGAGTGCCAAGACTGCATCGAATGGTGCGCTCAAGAATGCGGACACCACGCTGCCGCAGAACTCGCTGAGAGGATTGCGGCACTCATCGCCAAAGCCACAGGAGAGCAAGCATGAACTGGCGCGACTTTTTCAAGAGCTTCGGAGAGTCGTATCTCCACCCGCGATTCTGCGGTGAGCAACACGACTCCATGACCATCGAGCAACTCTACCAAGCGTTCCGCGCCCGCATGCAGGACGAGGACAAGGATGATCTGAAATGACTGCAAGCGAATGCGCTATCCGTCAGGCGATGCGGGAGAACATCTTCACGTCCTCGCTCCAGCCTGAAACGGTGGCTGAAGTTGAGCGTGTATTGCAACGTGTGCGCGAGATTGACCATCTGGCATTGACATCTGGCGACCTTGACGCCATCCGCGCGCTCGGGGCTCTGCAATGGGCCGCATTTGCCGCGCTGACATCAATCCAGGCTGACCGTAAGGTGCATGCCGAATTTGGAGTAAAGGTATGAGATATAGCCATTTGCGCACCCCTCGCACCCGAGAAGAGGCTTACGGATACTTCGCTACCTTCCAGCCCGAGCACAAGAAAGAGTCGCGCTGGTGGTGGCTTGCGGCGGCTGTCGTAATGGTCGCTATCGTTTGGATGATCTGTTCCTGATTTCTAACCCCTCAACGCCGGCTTAGTCTCGGCTAAGGAGATTGTATGACCGCACTTGTAGCACTCACACAGCAGTTGGCCCAACGCCTGGAACTTGGCGACGGAACCGGCCTGATCGATACTCTTAAGGCCACTGCCTTTAAGGGTCAGGTCAATGATGCGCAGATGACTGCGCTCATGATCGTTGCCAATCAGTACGGGCTTAACCCGTGGACGAAGGAAATCTACGCTTTCCCGGATCGTAACAACGGAATCGTGCCTGTCGTCGGCGTGGATGGCTGGGCGCGCATCATCAACGGTAGCCTGCTGTTTGATGGCATGGACTTCGAGCAGGACGACGAATCCTGTACCTGCATCATCTACCGCAAGGATCGCGCACGGCCCGTTAAGGTTACGGAGTATATGGCTGAATGCCGCCGAGATACCCCGCCGTGGAAGTCGCACCCGCGCCGCATGCTGCGCCACAAGGCCATGATCCAGTGCGCGCGGCTGGCATTCGGCTATGCCGGGATCTTCGATCATGACGAGGCGGAGCGCATCGTTGATATGGGGCCGGCACACGTGGTTGGTCAGCGACCCGCAGAAGTCGCCGCCGCATCCCTCCCGCAGCCCGCAGAACGCACCGAAGAAATTGAAGGCGCAATCTTTCGTCTTGAGCTGGTAGCGCGCGAGGAAGGAATGGACGCCTTTGCAGAGGCATGGGCAGAACTGACAACCGATATGCGAAAGGCCATCGGCGCAGATGAGAAGGACCGCATTAAGGCAATGGCAATGCCGGAGGCTGGCGATGAGTGAGCCACTACAACGCACCGAGGAATGGCGTAATGAGCGCGCCGGCAAGATCACGGCCAGCCGCTTCGCTGATGTCATGGCCTTCACTGATCCCGAGCCTGGCGCCGTTTACAAATCAGGTCCGCGCAAGGGTCAGCCTAAACTGCCGACATCTACCGCAGCCCGCGATAAGTACATGCGCGAACTGTGCTTCGAGCGTCTGTCAGGAAAGCCCGTGCACGAAATTTCCGGCATGGCCCTACGGTGGGGCGCTGAGGTCGAATCGTACGCACTGAGCGCGTTTGAGCTGGAAACAGGGCTAGTCGTGCAGCCCGCATGCTTCGTCACTCATGCCGAATACACGTTCATCGGCTGTTCTGCTGATGGCCTGATCGGTAAGGATGGTGGTGTTGAGAACAAAGCGCCACATGACGAGGCAGTCCACATCCAAACGATGCTTGAAGGGATGCCGGACAACCATATTCCGCAGGTACAGGGCTGCATGCTTGTAACGGGCCGGAAATGGTGGGAGTTCATCTCGTACGATCCACGCGCTGGCGAGAACTACCGCCTATATCACCAGCGTATCGAGCGCGACGAAGAGTACATCGCCAAACTCAAGGACGGAATCATGCGGTTCGAAGCCGAACTGCAATTGATGGTAGCAACACTGCAACAGAAGTCTGCGTAGGAGTCAGCATGGAAGACATCGTGAATCGCCTGGAATCATTCAATGAATGGTGCCAGAGCGCGGAATCTAAGCAGGTCATGAAGGACGCGGCTGAAGCTATCAGGAATCTGCGCAGGGAAGTAGAAGCACTGAAGGGAGACGAGGAATGATGACTGACGAAGAACGCAAAGCAAAATACCTGGCGCGCAAAGCCGCAAAAGATCCCGGCCATCCCTAGCCACATGAGGCTGAAGCGCGAAAACATGAACCGCATCGTGAGCCTGATCGAGCAGATGGGATCGGCAACATGTCGGCAATTGTCAGCGATCATCGGGCCGGATCGGCACGGTACTGTGCGCGGATGGGTGGCTGACCTTCACTGTGACCAGCGCATCTACATTGCAGGATGGGTCAGGCAGGAAGGCGGCTGTAAGAAGCGCGTTCCGTGCTATCGAGTCGGTAATGAACCAGATACGCCGAACAACCCCATGACCGAAGAGCCGGCCAAGATCGCAAAGAACGATCCCGAATATCTGTCACGCGCCGAGGTCGAGCGCAAGCATGAACGATGGCTCAAAG